ATGATGCAGTAGTTGCTAGAGCAAAATATTATATATACGGTTTGCGTTCTGACCCACAGTTTGCTCAGTTTGCAGATAAAGATTATAAAGAATGTATTAAAAGAATGAGAATTGAATTAATAAATGCACCTACTGAGATGTTAGATACTAGAGTAAATTTAGGAAGAACTAGAGTAGGAGCAATTAGTGGCTGATACTTCACAGATATCCCCATTTGTATTTGGTTGTGGCGGAGGGCTTGTGCTAAACAAGGATTCCTTTTCTTATCAACCTGGAGAATGTAAAGTATTAAAAAACTTTGAGCCAGATGTAAAAGGTGGATATAAAAAGATTTTAGGGACTACAAAGTTTAATAGTAATATTGTCCCACAAGTATCTTCATCAAGTGAGAGAGTTGTAATGTCAGCTATCTTTAATGGTGTGGTATTGGGAGCAAGAGGTGGAAGTATACATAGAGCATCTAGTGGATCAGGAAGTTGGACATCTACTATTACAAGTTTAGGAACACCAAGTAGTAACTATACTTTTAGAAAATTTAATTTTGATGGCACTGATAAAATAGTTATTGCGACAGGAACATCATATCCACAAATACTGAATACATCCTATAGTACAACAGTTGTAAATGCAGCAGGAAGTTCTACCTCATTCTCAATGGTAGAAATATTTAAGAATCATATATTCTTTGCTGGAGCATCAGGAGCAGAACAACAAATAAGTTTTATGGGACCTGCTCAAACAAATGACTTTACAGCAGATGATGGTGGCGGAACAATTAAAGTAGATACCAAAATTAAAGGATTAAAAGTATTCAGGGATGCATTATTTATTTTTGGTGAAGATATGATATTTAAACTTACTGGCACAACCGTAAGTGATTTTGCAATAGTACCAGTAACAAGAAAGATTGGATGCGTTGATGGTGGGTCTATACAAGAACTTGGTGGAGATATTATTTATTTAGCACCAGATGGATTAAGAACTATCGCAGGTACAGAAAGAATTGGTGACGTAGAATTAGGAACTATATCTAAACAGATACAACAAAGAATTGATGATGTTGGAACTAATAACATTTCATCTTTAGTTATTAGAAAAAAATCACAGTATAGATTATTTTATCCAGTAACAACAGGAGCTGAGTCTGGCTCAAAAGGTATTATTGCAGTGATTAAAACTAATCCAAATACTGGACAACTTGGTTATGAG